AGCTGCTGGTATTCTGGTAATACCCGCAGGGACAGTTTGTAAAGTGCCTCCAACCAATACTCCAGCAACTTCTACGCCATATTGAGCTAATTTTCCCTCAAGTATCCTCATTCCAGTTCTGGTGGCAAATCTCTTTAGTGCTGCCTGACCTGCCTTAACTGTGGCTGCTTTACCACTAGAGAAAATACCCCCAGTGGTTATAAGTTCTCCAGCAAATGGAACTAACTGAGCCAAGACATCTGTTACCTCATAACCCCATGTAGTATCCATTGATTGTCTATCAACATAGGCTTTGAGTGCCAGCAAATCTTCCTTATTGACTTCCTTGCCTTGCTCTAAATCCAAAGCCGTTTGCATCAGTTGAGCTAAAGTAATAATCTCTTTACCAGAGGCAACATAAGGGACTAAGCTCAATGGGTCTTTGCCAACCTCCCTCACCCTATCCAGCCAGTCTCTTGTAGGCAATTCCCCAAGTAATGCTATACCAGGGACTCTAGGGTTAAAGTAGTCCTTCAATTCCTTATCTGTAGCTTCAGGATAGAGGTATTTTACCAGTGATTCAGTCTTGTCATTTCTGCCAGCCGTAATCAGACTTCTTCTCAAATCCTCTCGATTGGATAGAAAGTAGTCAGTCATTTTATCGGCATTACGTTCTGTAACTGATAATGGTAAGGCGTTCCTAAATAACACTTGTTCTTCAAAACTAGGCGCAAATACCTCGTTAATCACAGGTTCAGGAACTTGCAAGGCTCTCAGCAAAGTCTCAGTATCCTGATTTCTGCCGATTGATTTTATATCCTGTGTAAAGGCATCTGGATTCTCTGAGGCAAATGACCTGATAGTATCAAATGCCACCTGCGGTAATTCTTCTTGGGTGTACCCCCAGGAAGTGCCAACGCCTATTTGCTCTAGTTCCTTTGAGAGTTCTGCCATTTTATCCGTAGCAGCTTTGGAGAAGCCTAGTTCGGTTCTTCCCATTCTGAGGTCAGCGAGTTCCCCGCCAATTTCAGTGACACGATTGACATTTACATTTGGAGCAGTAGGTTGGAACATTTCAGGATAAAGCCTTTTAAGGGAGTCCTCAACTTTTGGCTGGCTTACAGGCGCAATAACCTTTTCGGGAGCAACAGGCTTCTTGGGTTGAGTTCTTGCCAGAATATCGGCAGCCGTCTCGCCCTTTTTATACCCTACTCCAGCCAGTATGTCTTTGGTTCTTTGAGTTACTTCAGTTACCATCTATATCCTCGGCAGTTTAGTTTGCCTTCTAAAAATTGACTGTCTTAACCTGTCTACCAGAAGATTAGGTGAGCCAGCTGGTGATTGCTTCTGGACAGCCCGATTGATTATTTGCTGAGATAGTTTCTCCAGTTCCTTGTCGATAAAAGCCATCAGACCGCAGCCTCCTCTTGCATCATTTCACCTGCACCAGGCGGTTCCATTTTCCGAGTAGTTCTTACCTGACTGGAATCTGGTGTAGCAGGTCCCTGCCCTAAAGCCAGTGCCTTTTGTTCCGGGGATGCTTCAGGCATTTCTACCCCAGTAAGTTCAGCAACCTCTTTACCCACCGCAGCCTCAAGGGTTTGCCCTACTTCCACCAGTAAAATCTTAGCCTCATCCTTCCTGCCCTGTTTATCAAGAGCTTCTGCCATCTGGAATAGTCCTAAAGCTCTACTGACTTTCTGGGCAGTTTGAATCAGGTACTTCTCATCAATGTCATCATAGTCGCTGTATTTCAGAATAGTCTTGCGGATAGTCTTATCATCCATCCATCTTTGAGCCATATTAGCCAGACCATAGGCAGCAGCCGTTTCCTCCGGTAGAGCCGTCAGGTACTCAAAGTCCACAGTATATTCACCAGCTAAGTCATCAGGCGTATAAATCCGCTTCTTACCAGTTCTGCCGATATTAGCCGACATATTGAAATAGTTAAACTGCCATCTAGCTTCCTTACAGAGCAACCTCTTGAACCGCTCCATTGTCTTGATTCTTGGAGTGAATACCTGTCTTGAAGCGCCAGCTAGAGTAGCGATAGCGACCTGTGAAAGTTGAAACTGGAGGTTGCCCCAGTCTATATTGCTAATTGAGCCACGTTGCAGGGCACCACTTAAAGTCGCTATGAAGAACCTGCCAGAACCCTGAATGTCCGGGGTTTCTATCTTCTCAATCTTCTCCCCGATTTTCATAGCCACAACACGCCCCTGCCTGTAAATAGGCTCATCGGGCAGCTTCTTGCCGGACTCGCTGTAAAAGACTTGCGGAGGCGAAAGAGACAAAAGGTTCATCGTTTCAAGGATGGAGGCGATGCGGTTGAGTTCGGGGTAAAGTTCCCTGTTTGCCGAGAAAATAGAGTCGCCCCTCATTCTCAAAGCCCTAGTGGATGTGTCCAGAAATGTGCCTTGATTGCATAGAGCTATAGCAAAAGGTGGATGACCGCATTTATTCGGTATCGCTTCGTAGAACTCGCCGTCAAGGAAGATATTTTCCTCCCAGTTATTCCAGTAGTCCCAGCGTAAGACAGTTTCCCCTGCTGGTTTATAATCAGGATACTCTTCACGGCACATATCCTTGTCCAGAGTATCCCAGAAAGCAACCTTGGATAATCCCCATGCACCTACCGCATAGATACATTTGCGGGCATCAACCGGCAGCAAATCCACGTTAAAGCCAAAACTGTCCTGAGAGAGCAGAATCCTGGCTATCATTCTGCCCCGGATTCCAACCTGCTCCCATGCGTAAGTATCAAAATCTGGCATCAAAATGTCGTTCAGGTGCTCATTGGCGACATACATGAGGTCATGCCACCAGTCCTCGATAACATTCGACTGGTGTCCATCCAGTTCCTTGCCTTCACGCTGCCCATTAACCTCTATCCTTTCTTCTGACTCATTAAGAACGGCAAGGACTCTTTCACCGAATACCCTGGCGTCATTCATGGTGACGTTGACGACCTTCTCCATGTCGTTTCCGTCAGCGTCTACGAGTTTATACGGCTCTCCAGTCCAGAGCTTCTCATCCTCATCCATCCTGGGGAAGATATGCTTACCCCAGCCCATATTGACTGATTCAATCCACCTCATAGTCTCATCATCGGAGGGTATCGTGGGCATCTGCGCCGTCAGTGAAGTAGATTGTGGAACTGCTTTACCGCCCTTGAGGTCAGCGATTTTTGTCATAAGTTACTCCTAAATCCTAAGCACTTGCCATCAGCATCAAGGTGAACATCCATACACTTACAGAAATGAACTTCATGGTTATGCCAGATGCACTCATCGTTATCACAAGATAAAGTAACCTTACCGATTAGGCAATTCCCATTATCCCAATGAGGGCAATGCTTTGCCATGCAAACATATCTACCACCTTGTTTTTCCCATGTGCAAGTTCCCATCACATCTTCTCCATATAAGTAATCAACAGTTGATGTTTTTCTCCATATTCGTCAAACTCTTTTTCTTGTTCGGAGTAGAAGTCAGAAATGATAAAACCGATTTCTTTAAGCAAGGCAACAAAGTTATCTAAAGTAATTATGATTTCCTTAGTGCCATTTTCAAATTGGGTGTCTCCGTAAATATAGATAAAGGCTATACCTCTTCCAGCCATCACTCGGAATATCTCTCTAAGAGACTTCTGAAGATTCGTAGAATGTAAAACAGATAGAGAGAAAACCGCATCAAAGTTATAATCGGGAAAAGGCAAATCTTCAGCCGAGGCGACTCTTATTGAAACATCTACTTTGGCTTTTTTAATATTTCTCTGAGCCAGTTTTACGGCACTTTTTGAAACATCAATGGCTTGAACAATAAAACCAGATTTTGCAAAGTGGATACTATCTCTTCCATTTCCGCAACCAATCTCTAAAATAGAACCAAGGCCCCTCTCCTTTACATCATCAGCGAACTCTTTAGCGAATTGAGATGGTTTCATATCAGTTGCCCAATGTGGCGTTTTAGAGGAATATTCCTTTTCCCACTGGGCAGGATTAAGAGTTCCCTGAGCCTTCGTTACTTTTTCAGATAGTTCCTTAATTTCTTCAGTTGGTAATACCCTAACCATACGCTCTACGGCTGCTCTATACTTTTCAGGGAAATCGTAAATATGGTTTTCCCCCATTTTTATTGAAAATGCCATTTGAGCTATAGCTGATTTCGCCGTCATACCATACTCCTACCCTTTGATTGTAGCGACTGGTGCCCTATCCTCTAAATCGTAAACTACCGATAGTGGTCGGAACTGTGTCATCATATATCGTTCGGCTGCCATGAAGTGAAATACCCGCTCATCCTCAATCTTGTTCTCTATCGGAACGTAGTTATTGTCAAGTTCCCTTGAGAATGATTGCTTTTCCGATAAGTAGTTCTGGCACGTTCTAAAGACCTTGTGCTTGTGCAACTTCTCGAAGCCATAGACCCTGTTTATCTGAGACCAGACATTGCCATCCAGAGGTTTATCAATTCGCCAACCCGCCTGTGTAAAATCACCCCGCCATCCATCCTCAGTTGGAGAACCGCCCATCCTAGAAGCAATCCGCTCGCCTTTGGATAGCTCAATCCAGTCGGTAACATGCTCAAAAGTGGAACGCTGCCCCATTGAGTATTCCCTGTAGGTATAAATCGTGCTACTCACTGGGTCGTAAGCCTTCCACAGAGCCACCGTATTCACCGGCCCAAAGTCATGGCCGACATATCTCGGCCAGTTGCGGTTTAGTTCAAATGGCTCGATAACATCATTGACAGAATCGAAGGCATCGTAAATCAGTCCGGCAGGTTTAGAGAACTGCCCCCTGTGGAACATATCGAACTTCCAGTCGGGCATTAAAGATTTCATCCTCTGGTATTCGTCAAGAGGAAATGTGGGATTCTCTATCGAGTCAAACTGGATAACGTCAATATCGCCATCAGGATTTTTAAGCCACTCGTCATAAATGTCGCTCTTTAACCACCCAAGTCCGTAAAGAGTTGTCGTCATCAAAATCCTAGCTTTATTGATTAGAGTCCTGCGCCGTACCGCTTCCCATGTCTCTCTCTTAAACTGCTTCTGCCCGCACTCGTCCAGCCACACCGCCTTGACAGTTGCCGACTCCATTGACTCAGGATTCTGTGCCGACCCGATGAATACCTTCGTCTCTACATCGGAATCAGGAAACAGAATGTAATCCGTCTTATTCCTGACTGTCTTTTTGTTGAAAAAGGTGAAAACCTTCTTGTTGTCATTGTAAGTCCCATAGTGAAACAAGTCCTGGAAGACGTAAAGAAACTCAGGTAGTAGCTTCCTGTCCAGTAATGGAAATGTCGAAGTCCCTATCAGGTAATCCCCGGACCCAAGAGTCCTAATCTCCCTGTCCAGCCAGTGTGGCCCGAATACCGTCTTGCCACCCTGCGACCCCGCCTGCATATCTATTATCCGCTTCTTACTCTTCCACGCCCTCGTCTGCCCAGGATGTAAATTGAGTACCAGTTTCCCCTCTTTCGTTACCTCACGAAACGGCTTTACCTGCGTTTGAACCATTTAACCACCTTCCAACAAACGTAGAACGGCGTAAAGTATCGCCATGAAAACTCCACTGGAATCGGTAACTCCTGAAATAACCGCCCGTGTGCATAAAGCCACCAGATTGTTTTCCAGTACCTGCTTGTGAAAAACTCTACAATCGTGGCAAGAATGGCAGGTAAAGTTTGAGCGTAAAAGTAGACATGATATTCAGGGGCATAATGAACCTGTTTCAATCCTAACGCTTTTAACCTGCTCCCTATATCACTTTGAGCAAGAAGACGTCCTGATACCAAGTGAATACCAACTCCATGCCATTTCCTATCAGGTTCTAGCAACCGAAGTGAACTTACATGTGTCTCACCATCAATTGTCACTGATGCCGCCTCTATCATGCCAACGCTTCCTTGAACTCAAAATGCGCTATGCTCCCTATCTTCCTCTCCATCTCCTGATATGGTTTATCTTTCCCTATTCCTAAAACGAAGCACCGAGGACATATCGGCCTCTCTGTATCTCCTATCGGTCTTATCGCTTCCCCTTGTGCTCCACATTTCGGACACTCGTACTCATAGAGAGGCATCTTTGCACCCCCATACTCTCAGTAACCACGCCAGCCACTCTATCTCCTCTACTATCTCCCCTATCTCAGGGTCTTCTAATAACTCGTCTACTGTCATTACGTAACCGCCTTCATACAATCATCACAAAGTATGAATGTGCTATACTTGTGCGTGTTGCATTGATACTGAACTGGGAAAAACCATAACGGCATGAACCCCCACCGCTTCCTTACCGTGACTATCGGGTACTTCCTCTTACACCTAGAACATCCCCTGTGTTTCCTTATACTTAATACTACCATCACCCTCTCCTTTTTGCACTATAAAAAAATTCTGGGCACCTATAGCATATCCCACCTGGCAAGGATTTACACGCCCACCCCCTCGCCTTGTACTCCTGGGTCTACGGTTATCAAGGGAACCGCTATGAGAGACGCTGTAGTCAACGGCAAGCGGTATGTTCTTTCCTACGAGTATCAATCTACCACACTGTAGACAATGCAAGCCGTCTCTTTCCTGGTACATATCGCCGGTACACTTGGGGCATCTTCTCAATAGCCAGGTCATAAGCCAACCCTCAGCTAGGGCTAATTCTTACTGGTCATCTTGTCACACGCTGGAGTGCTAGGTCTGACAACCTTCCCATCAAGCATACAAGTCAGCCTTCCGTGGTCTCCGTGGTCTACTGAATGGGCACAGCCACCACAGGATAATTCACCGGGTTGGGCACGTTCCATAAACCTTGTGTCACTTTGTCGCACAGGAGCCACAGGTTTAACAGGTTTTGTAGCGATTGCACTACGATTTGAGGTAGTGTTAACAGTAGGGAAAGTGTTAACACTACTGGTTACTAACTCCCTGATATAATCCGCCACGCTCCCTTGTCCTACTCTTGCCTGTAATGCTTGGTAAATGTCCTCTTTGAACCTTATCCCTACCATTATACTTTTCACTGTTAACACCTCCTATCCTCATTATATCATAAACTGTTAACAGTGTTAACACTATTACTCAGTGGCATCTTGCTTCCCCTCTATCAGCTCACGGCTTTCGCCCTCTATCATCGGCGTTTGTCCAGCCTCATTTAAGACTACCTCGACATGAGTGATTTGGATTGTCTTTGTCTCGTTGATGTCCACCCTGGTGCGGTCACGGCGACCCCATCGGTCAGGATGTCGGCGTTCTAGGAAGGTCATAGCCGGCAGCCATTCCTTCTTTTGGAGTGCAGTTTCCTTTATCATTGAGGCTAGCGCAGCCTCAGCTTGAGCCTCAGCCTTTTTAATTGCGACCATGAAGTCAAAATACCTTCCGCCGCCGTTCTTCCCTTCTTCTTCAGCACGTTTCATCCAATTAAAGAGGGTAGAATCGGTAATTCCAGTAGCTTGACAGGCGGTATTCAGGTAATTACCGTTAGCGATATATTCGCATATTTTCTCTTGTAATTGTGGGGTTAATTTAGAAGGTCTGCCTGTTTTCTCTTGTAATTCAGTGGTCATATCAGCCTCATATCGTAACGGATGTTTAACGTATGTTCAGCGTTTGTCTAACGGTGTTATGGGTATAGATTAGCTGTTATTAACTTAATTGTTACTTAACTAATAACGGGGGATTGTTAAGGGGGATAAGCAAGCCGGGGAGCGGTGGTCGATTCCCGCCCCCGGCCCTAACCAAGAAGGAGAGAGAATGAAAAGAGGACTTGTTAGACAGCAAGCCCCTAGCTAATATCTATACCACAGAATTGAAAACTTGTCAAATGCTGATAGAAAAGAGCGACAGTTAGCCTCAAAGAGCGCTAAAACAGGGGATGAAAAATAGTTCAGATTATGTTAAGCAGCAGTCTTAAGTTGAGCTTACATAATCATAGGCTCAACTTGACATCTGTGCCTAAATCATTATACAATAAGATATGGCAAGTTTAAAAGAGCGACTAAAAGCGAAACAAGAGCACCAAGAGAGGAAACACAGGGTAATAGAGCATTATAGTAAAGGTACGATGAAGTGCCAGTGCGGTTTCGGCGATATACGTGCTCTCTCCATAGACCATATCAATGGTGGAGGAAGGGGACATCTCAAAAGTATAAAGGGTAACTTTTATTCGTGGCTAATCAACAACAATTTCCCCGATGGTTTCCAAGTCCTTTGTATGAATTGCCAGTGGATTAAAAGAGCCGAGAATAATGAGACTGCTGCTAATAAGCATTTCACATGGCAAAGACATAAGGCAAAACCAGGTCCTAACTTTGAAGAAATTAAAAGGCAATATAATCTCTATCACCCCCTCGCAAAATCGTCTACTTTGTGCGAACCAACAGACGCAAAATAGCCCCAAAATAATGTTATTGTAAAGTTATCTTGAGCGTGGCTACCCCTTGACACCCTTCGCCACAAGTAGTATTATGAGTGTATAAGTTCAAATTCCAGTCCCGTAAGTCCTGACCGCAAGGCAGGCAGGAGAGACGGAGAACAGCAATGAAG